CACTTGCTGCTGTTGTAGTTCCTGTAAACACAATTCTTAAATCAGTCCAAGAAGTGGCAATAGAAGAAAAGGTAATAGAAGATGCTGCGCTGCCTAGCGTTTGCGTGGCGATTGGTTCGTAAGTTGCTCCTGCTGCCATGATTATCCTTTCACGCCGTAGAGTGCGAAGGTGGCTTGAGTTCCCCAAGAAGCGGAAGCACTTACTACGCTTATGCTATTGACTGCGCTAGTATCTATCCATAATCCTGATGATAAATTTATTTTGTAAGTTGAATCAGTAGCGTTGGAATCTGAGCCACCTAGGATACGAACAGTTTTGTTTTTTGATGTAGAGCCATAATCTAAAACATCAATAATAACCGCACCAACAAGATTGGCGGTAGAACTATTTTGTGGAACGACACCAACGGTTTGTGTGTAAGAAAATCCGCTAGAGCCAGCAGCGTTAGCATTTGAGCCATCACCATTTAGGGTATGAAAAGCATAATTAGAACTTGAAGTATCTCCATTAAAATTTAGTCTTAATGCGTTAGAAGTGGTTGCTGCGTTTGTATTTCTTGTAATACCACGAATTTGAAGATGCTTATAGGTGGATGGTATTGAACTGAAAGTAATTGTGCCAGATGAGCCAGTACCAGTAGCAGTAGCAATAGACTCAAAAGAGCCACCACCACCTGCACCGGATGCCGCTAATACGCCAAGAGGGATAAAAGACATTAGGCCGCAATATCTCCAACGAGTACCCAAGTATTTGCTGAGCGCTGGATAAGAGTTGCCGCTGACCATTGGCCAGTAATCTTCAACGCTGCGCCCTTTGAGTTAATTGTTACGCCGCCTGTTGCTGCGATTGTTACTTGCCCTGCTCCAGATTGAACGATGTCGATTCTAGTTCCAACTGGATAAGCAACGCTAGAATTTAACGGCACTGTAAGAGTAATTGAAGAAGCATTGTTAAGGTCGATTGTCTTGCCTGCATCGGCTAGAACAAGAGTATAGGTTGTCCCTGTTTGGCTGTTGATTGTAGCCTTTGTAAGCCCAGAGAATACGGTAGAGTCAATAGAAGAACCAAGGGTACGGATAGCAGACGCGCCATCTTTAACGAGGTCGGTATCGTCCGGGGTTTCCCAGGCGTAGTTTGTAGTGGTTGCCATTTGTTCTCCTTATTTAAGAAACTATTGTAGCGTCATTCCAGGTCATTGTTGGGCTAAGCGTGTTCCATGTCTCGGTGACTGGAACTGAGGTCCATCTAAACGCCTGAAGGCTGAAGGCCGCTGGCGAGATGATGAGGGTTAAATCCAGAGCATTGAATCGGCTGCTAAACGTCCAGCCTTCAACGAACCCCTGGAATCGCCCACCTGAGATATTGGTAGGCAAATCTGTTATATCTACTGCAAGGCCCATGAATACGTTAAGCATGGCATCACGGGCAATATCTGTAACTTCTGGATTAGTCAACGGGAAGCGAATAGACCTGAACTGATATTGAGGATAGGCGCGTAAGGCTAGATAATATTCAGACTGAGTAGTGGCATCTGCAAGGTTTTCGATGCTGGTTTGAATGTTTTCAGCCTGAGTTCCGTAGACTCCAATAGAATCCACGTCCAAAGAGGTTACTTGAGCATTTGCCTTATAGGAGATTGTTACCTTGTTTCGAATATCTCCAAGGCTTTTAGAGGTCGTAATTCCATCCGCATAGGCCCATCCACCGTCGACATCAACATAGCCATTAGTGGAAAGGTATTCGGCTCGGTGGGTTGAGTCTGCGTAACCGATTCGTCCGTTGGAATCTTCATACATATATCCAAGGCCTGATTTAGCGATGCCTGCTGCGATGCTGTAAATATCTGAAGTAGAGGATGAGCGAGCCGTTAGTTCATAATCTCCCGGACGGTCTATATCGCCAAGACCTGAATTTTGAGCATTGGCCCAGGTGATAGTTGGTTCATAATCCGCCCATGTAAGAGCAGTCGGTACTTCATCCCAGGAATCAAATAGGACACCAGAAAGAATCTCGTACATCTGGTCCCCATCGAAGGCTTTGGATAACACTCCTTCAGTTAGGGCTTTTGGTAGTTTGGCAAGAGCGCCAAGCGCTGTAACTGTAATGTCCTGAGTAATGCCTGGTTCGCCTGTACGAATTTTAACTTCAATATCTGAAACATCTCCACCAAATAGGTTGACGTAGGTTCCAGTAGAATCTTTAACCTTGAGAAGAACCGAATCGTTGACATCAAAATTAATGGCTGACTGGTCGACGTTCTTAATGGTAAAACGGCAATATCCGGCTACTGGTTGAGAGTAGATATCTGAGCGGCCAGAAGTAACGCTAAGGTCTGCAAGAACCAGGTTTGTGATATCCCCGGCTCCATTGAGTGAAACCGCCCAATCTGGAGTCCATGCGGTCATTAGAATACCAGTCTAGCAGCGCCCAGGGTTCCGCTATAAGAAGATTTGTTGAGAACGTTCACGATGCTTCTTGCGGTACCTTCTGAATCAATAGCGCCATTAACCGTAATGTTAGTAGTTGAAGCACCTGGAGAATATAGGGATGCTGCTGAAAATGAAGATGCCTTTGCGCTAGGTGCTGCCTGTGGAGTAGGTGTAGTTCCACCACCGAATCCAAGCATGTCTGCAAATTTAGAACCAGCGCCCTTAATAAAGTTAATGATGCTTTTAATCGTGTCGTAAATTGATTGAATCTTAGAAACGAAAGAAGCGAACTGGTCAATAACAGTTGAGATAATTACACCGACTACCTTAAACGCGGCTCCTAGGGTTTCGCCTAACGCTGGTCCAAGGTACTTCACAATAAATGAAGCGATGTTACGGATGAGGTTATAGAAAGGTTGAAGTTCGTCGTTATTTTCTTTGAGCGAATCCCGGATATAATTAAAGGCTTTAGTTAGGCCTTCTAGGATTGGTTGAAACACATTAATAACTGGTTGCAACTTTTCGCCAATATTAGATGTAAAATCTTGGATTGCTGGAACGACTCGAGTAACGATAGTATCAACCAGCGGGGTAATGGCATTGAGAATAAATACGCCAACTGTTTCCTTACCCTCTGTCACGACCTGATTTAAACGGGCCATTTTGCCAGCCCATGTATCAGCCTGAATTGAAGCCTGGTCTTTAAAGGTCGAAGCCAATTTAGCCGTGATTTCGTCCATAGACATGGTTTTAAGTTGAGCGGCTGATAATCCTATGCCTAGGCGTCCAAGAGCGCCTGTATTGCCCTCATATGCCTTACCAAGGGCATTAGAGACGGCTTCTAGGTCCTTACCTGAACCTGCTGCTACATCTATGGCTACTTTCTGTAATTCTTGAGCCTTGGTAGCATCCTTGGTAGCGCGAACCAATCGCTCAAGCGATGGTCGAAGTTGGTCATCTGTTAAACCAAATGCGAATTGTTGTGCCTGAATATAGGCCTCGGTGGATGCTACTTGATCATCTGTAGCGCCGGTCACATTTTTAAGAGTTGTAGCTAATTTAGCCTGAGCCTGCTCATCGGCGATAGCAGACTTAACGCCATCGATAGCTAGTTTGCCAGCATAGGCAACCGCGGCTGCACCGGCTGCAAGAAATGCAGCTCCAGCCATTTTACCAAATTTGGTAATTTTATCGCCAAAAGTAGTTACTTCATTATCGGCCTGATTGATATTCTTCGTGAAATTATCAATATCGGCAAGGAGTTTAAGGGTTAAGGCTCTACTAGTACCAGCCATGTTTTACCACTCCTTTAAAATCTTTTCGAAAGCCTGAGTCCATCTAGCGACGATTTCGGGCTGGATCTTTCTAAGGGTTGGATAAATAAACCAGCCTTTAGAACCTCTGCCTTCACGTCCTGACCAAACGGGAAACTGCTTAAACTTGTTAGAGCCGAATTCTGTACCGCCCCAGATATCCTTGGTAGTAGCTCCACCTGAGAATTTCTGCGAAGCGAAACCGTAAGTAATTTCGCCGATCTTAGAAGACTTCTTCACCCTAGAGCCTTGGGCGATTCTGCTCGAAACCTTGTTATTTTTAAGACTTTGCGAGGACGAAATAACTTCCGCTCTAGCGTATTCTGCTAGGGCTCCAGACTGGCGTTTAGCCTCTTCTGTAGCTCCCTCGTCCATCGCCTTTAAAGCCGCGAAGACTTTTCGAAGTTCGGTTTGGTCGAGGCCGATTTTATCGTTAGCCACGGTTCCTCTCTTCTAAAATCTCTATCGCGGTTAAAATGTCTTCGGCTGTCTTCCACTCGGATACAGGTATCTGGGTAGCGACTGCCAGTTCTACCAGGAGACGGCTTACGCTTCCCCTGGGGTGACTTTTGGGTCTTCTGCACCTACTTCTAGATCTAGGACTGACTCCATCCAGATATCTAGCGATTTAGTAGGCTTACCGCCAGCTTCTCTTTTCATAGCGCTGTGGGCTACGAATAGAATGTCGTACATCCCGCCAAACTGAGAGATAACCTTTTTAGTGGCCATCTCCCAGCGGGCGTAATCTGGCGGACGAACCATAAAGGTTTCTTCCGTCCCGTCGATATATTTAATTGTTATGTTCTGTTGCATTTTACTCCCGTTTCTGTTTATTAAGCTGAGAAGGTTTCGGTTACTTCACCCTTAGCGATCTTGAAGGTAAAGTCTACAGTCTGGGCGTCTGTTCCTGCTCCGCCTGCTGTTGGATATTCTGGAAGAATTGGAAACACGAACTGAGCGCCTGTAGCTGCTGTCATTGTTACCGAAATTGTTGTATCTGGTGTTTCTGCTGCTGTCCAGAGAGCCTCGCATACTGAGTTAGCCTTACCCCAGTCTGCGAGCATTGAAAGCGCGAAAGTACCTTCGACGTTTACAGTCTTATAAGCTTCGCCGTCGAGTGTCTGGTAGGTCTCGCGTACGTTTGTCTTTGTAAGGACTGCGCTTGTTGCCTGAGCGTCGACATCTGTTCCACCTGTGAAAGATAGAGAAACGTCGCGACCTGTAATTACTGTGGTTGCCATTGTTTTTCCTTTAGTTTGTTTGCGTGTAGTAGGTGGAAACTCTGATATCTGCGACTAACACGTTAGAGGCTGCGACCTGAGTTACCGTAGGTTTTTCGATTGCTCCGATTGTGTACCCGAATGGGATAACTTTCAGAACGCTAACTACCAACTGTTCTAGATTGTCTAGTGAGGCTGGATTACTGTTATACGAAACCCCACACGAAATAACCATGTTAATTTTCATGTGGAGAGTACTTTTATTGATTGTTTCCAGTTCGATATAAGGCGAGTCTGGAACGATTGCCACGAATGGAACTATTGGTCCTTCGGGAACGTATGAATAGACGTTAGCGGTGACTCCTGTAATGGCGGTCGCTAGCGGCTGGCGAACTGTGTCTAAAATTGTGCTCATTATTGCGCCATAGTCTCGACGTCTAAATAAGCTCCTAGAAGTCCTGAAACTCTGTTAAAAAGTGAGCGGCCTAAACGATAAGGGCTAACGTTTGTAAAGTCGATCCCTTCCATCTGGCCACCTGGGGCTACTCTGGATGAAAAGATTTCAACGGCAACGGCCAGAACGGCTTGCTCGACGGCTGAATTACCGACATAAGTAGAAGCGCCAGTAAGGGTAGCTGTACCCGCTGGAATAATGTTTTTTAAGGTTATATCTGCGTTAGTGATATCGCAGCTAAAAGTATAATCTGTTACGCCAGAATTTACGGTACGAGTTCCGTTAAACGGCGCTCCTACTCCAGCGATTACTACGCTAGAACCTTCTGTAAATTCGTGAATTAATGTAGTGTGAAATGTCGCTACGTTATCTGATAGTTCTACTGCATCTACTGGAGATGAAAAGGTCGTAAGCATTGGCAAAATAACCGACTCGCTCGCGTTGATCGCGTCATCGAGTACGGCGTCCGAATATAAAGCGGAAGAAACGCCTAGTACGGCGCGTAGTTCTGATGCTGTAATAATACTAGGCATTTCTTACCTCTCTATGTACTGCTGGGGGGCCGATCGGGAGAAACCGACCCCCCATGATTAATTAAGCTACGTTTAGCTTACGGAACGCTGCTGGGTAACGGTTTACAACTGCTGCATAACCGTAGAGGCCGATCTCGACCTGACCATTTGCGACGATATTAGCGCGCAGCTGAATTGTTCCGCTCTCATGGAATCGCATAGCGTTTGATGGGTAAACGAGCGCGTGCTTAGCGTTTGCATCCTCACCTGTGTCGTTTGGATCGATTACGAGG